TAACAAGTAGAAATTAATAATAACCTATGCCAGGGGAAAGAGGATAACTCATATTCCTCTGGCATATTTATTTAAAAACAACATGGCAAACTTACAATTAGATATACTAGTAGTCTCTACTTACGATGTTAATACTCTTGGTGTTGCAGATGCTTCTGTATATCCTACCAATCCTCCAGTGGTCTCAGCACCATCTATTGAGATTGATATACCAGGATTCGGAACCAAGATTTTACCTTTTGTTCCTGACCAATTAAATGTATTTACATCTTCTAATTTAGGAATTACAGATCCTGGTTGTAATCAACCACTTCCAGATGGAGTGTACAGATTAAGATATTCTGTTGCTCCTGCATATGCAAACTATGTAGAGAAAACAATATTACGTGTTGATAGACTTCAAGAGAAGTTTGACAATGCGTTTTTGCAATTAAATATGATGGAGTGCGATAGAGCACTTAAAACACAATCTAGTGTTATGTTAAACACAATAAACTTCTTTATTCAAGGAGCTATTGCTGCAGCTAACAACTGTGCTGAATATGAATCAAATACATTATACACACAGGCAGATAATATGTTAGATAACTTTTTAAGAACCAACTGTGGTTGTTCAGGTAACAACTACCTAATAAACTTTTATTAATTATGGCACAATGTAATTCATGTGGAGCTAATGTGGGGTGTGGATGTCAATTGAGAAATGGACTGTGTGCACACTGTGCTTCTAAAGTAAATAATTAAAAAATAATAATATGTTATCACCAAGACTAAATGATTGCCCAGAATGTGCTGATATACCTTCTCTACTTAAAAAGATAGATTGTAAGTTAGCAGAACTTGGTAATAACTTGTACAACAATATTTCATATATGTTGAACAAACCTATACCTGCTGGTGACATTCTTCAGTTAATAGGCTACAGAAGAATATTAACTTATAAATATTGTAATCCTAACTACGTACATCAGTACTCAGTTAAGATGATAGCTAGTAGAGTGATACGTCTTACATTAGGATGTGTTAGTAGATGTAATGAATTAGAACGTTGTTTAGAAGAACCTTGTGATATTACAATTGTATTAAATCCTTCAACTACAACAACTAGTACAACTCAAAGAATTACAACTACTACAACAAGTTCAAGTTCAACTAGTTCTACAAGTACATCAACTACTACTACAAGTTCAAGTTCTACAAGCACTACTACAAGTTCTACTAGTTCTTCAACTTCTACAACAACAAGTACAACTACTGGAATACCTTTCTGTGTAACAGAATGTCTTCCTTTATTTAGTAAAGGTAGTGGTGTGTTTATATATAAAGATGGTGTAACAACTGATTTAACATCACAAATTTCAGGACCTATTCCTATAACTGGTGATATTGCAAACACAGTAAATAAATTATGGTTGTATACACAAACAGATATATCTGAATATGATATAAATAATTTCTGTCCATTTGCAGCTACATACAATAAAAACATAAATCTAGCTTCTGGAACATTTGGTTCAGGTATGACAGCAATTGATGATGTAACATTAGTTAGTTCAATAGGAACTGACATTGTTGAAGTTGATATAACTACTACAACTGCAGGAATAACTAGTAAATTCCCAATGCCTGTAAATAGAGATATTTCAGGAGATTTAATTTACACTACATCAAATCAATTAGTTTGTTCTTACGTAGATAATATAACAAGTAATACATACATAACTATACATGATTACTCTACAGGAGCAATACTTGTAGATATTAATATTTCTTCTATAACTAATCCTTGGGGATTATATATAGATGCAGGAGTAATACATGTTTGTGATAACAATGGTCAAATATTTAGTCTTAATTTAGATACAGAAGTATTAACTCTTGTTGCAAATGTAGGACAAAGCTTAAACGGAGCATCACAAGCTCCAGAATGTGCTGTATTTAATATTTATTATTGTCAACAATATAATTGGGATCTTACAGGTATAGATCCATTACTTGAAACAACTATAGAACTTGGTGAATGTTTAGATCCTCCTACTCCTTATACATTAACAGATTCAGTTGCAAATTTTATTGATGCTTGGTCAAATTTCTGTTCTGGAATTTCTCCTGTTGTTACTGTAGGAATTATAACAGCAGAAGGTTTATGTGTTTCAGATTCTCCAGTAATTATTGGTACACAATCTTGGGATGAATCAGATTTAAGAGTTACTCAATATGCTAATGGTGATCCAATACCAGAAGTTACAAATAGTACTACATGGGCAAACTTAACAACAGGCGCTTGGTGTTGGTATAATAATGATCCTAATAGTGGTAGTGTACTTTATAACTGGTATGCTATAAATGATCCGAGAGGATTAGCCCCAGCTGGAAAACATGTTCCAACCACTGCAGAATGGAATACTTTAATTAGTTACTTAGGTAGCAATACTGTTGCAGGAGGTGCTATGAAAGATATTGGTCTATCACCTTGGGGTTGGAATTCTCCAAATACAGATGCTACGAACAGTAGTGGATTTACCGCATTTCCTGGAGGTTTTATAAATAATTTAGGTGTGTTTGATCAAAGAGGTAATGAATCAGTGCACTGGGCAGCTGATGGCTCTACATCTACTGATGGTAATACATATAAATTAACTAACACTTCTGGTCAGATATTTAATAATACTCTTTCAAAAGTGTTTGGATTATCAGTACGTTTAATAAATAATTAACAATAAAAATAAATAATATGTCCAATTGCTCAAATTGTTATAACGGATGTACAGAGATTGTCTCTGACAGATGTGTTAAATATACAGGAATAGATGTTCCTGTCCTAGGAATTCAAACAGGTGATTCATTATCATTTGTAGAACAAGCATTGATTACATTCCTTGTATCAACATTAGATGGTACAGGAGTGAAGATAGATCTTGGAACTACAGTGGTATGTGATCTTGTGCAACAATATCTTCCTACTTGTGGAGATCTTTCTATTGTAGATATATCAAAAGCTCTTATACAAGCTGCTTGTGATCTTCAAGAACAAGTAGATGCTATTGATGCAGATCTTGCTACATTGAATGCTGATTATACAATTGGATGTTTAACAGGTGTTACAGCATCTTCAGATACACATGCTATTGTACAAGCTGTAATAAATAAATTATGTCAAATAGAAGTTAATTTAGTAGCTCTTGCAGCTGATCTAACTTTAAACTATTCAAGTAATGGTGCTGAGTTAGATGCTTATATTGCTAACTATTTAGCTACACATTCTTCTACTGCTAATTTAATTAGTAATAGAATGGTTCCTTATTCTGTTGTTCTTTATTTTGGACCATTAAGTAACTTTTCTAGTACAGGAGTAGGACTTGGTGATTGGGATAAAATATATCTATGTAATGGAATAAATGGAACTCCTGATTTAAGAGGTAGAGTTCCTGTAGGAGTTACAGCTGTTCCTGGTGGTAGTGCATATTCTCCTCAAGTTGATCCAGCACTTGGTAATCCTAATTATACATTAAATGTACCATTAGGTACAAATGGTGTTACATTAACTGCAGCACAACTACCTGCACATGCTCACCCTGGTAGTACAGCTACCACTGCTATATCTCCTAATCCTCACACACACGTAATATCTCCTCAAGTACCATTTACAAGTAGTCAACTTACTTCTAGTGGAACTGGATCAGCTGGAGCATCAATTCCTGTGAACACTACATTAACTAATGAAAATGTTACATTAACAGCAAATACAACATTAACAATAGCATCACAAGGAGGAGGATTATCACATGAGAACTTCCAACCTGGATTAGGTTGTTATTATATTCAATACAGACCTTAATAAATCAATAAGATGGCATATCCATATTTACCAGTAAATCCTTGCTGTACAGATGTAGTTTTGAATAGTCCTTGCGGATGTAGTTCTACAATCACTAATAGTGGTTGTAATAACAATGATCCATGTAGTACTCATTTAACTGCTTCTAGTACTATTGTTTATGATGGTCCTGCATTAACTTGTACCACTGCTGAACCATGTGATACACTTAATGTGATATTACAAAAGATTGATCAGATTATATGTAATCTACTAACACAGATTAATATATTAACTAATCAAGTTACTAATATCACTACACAGATAATAACTATCAATGGTGATATTATTAATATATATAATCAATTAGGTGAATGTTGTACAACCACTACTAGTACTAGTTCAAGTTCTACTTCTACTACAACAAGTACAACAACAATACATCCTTGTGAAAACTTCTCATTAGATAATACAGGAGTTGATCCAGTAGCTATAATTATTACTAATTGTGATACAGGAGAGCCAGAAGCTATTATATTAAACCCAGGAGATACAAATATTTGTGTTGTAACAGACAGTCCTTTAACTGTTCCTGGAACTATTATTGTTACACCAAACGGTCCTTGTCTTCCTCCAACTAGTAGTACTACATCAACAACATCTACTAGCACATCTAGTACAAGTTCAACTACCACCACAACAACTACAGCTATTCCTTGTGAATGTTTAACATTTGAAAATCAGGGTGATGTAAGTCATATTATAAGTTATTTAGATTGTGATAATAGTTCTAGTAGACCAATTCAAATACTTCCTAATCAAATTATAAAAGTTTGTGGATCTGAAGGAGAAGCTAGTAGTCCTAATGTTACTATTACAATAGGAGAAAATTGTATTGATAAATCATGTCCTGCAGATCCTACAACCACTTCAACTACCACTCTTTTTTGTACAAGATGGAATTGGAATCTTACAGGTATTAATCCAGAAACTTTAGTAACTATAGAATGGGATGAATGTGGTGGAGAAGGTGATACTCATATAATAATAACTCAACCAGCTGGAGATTTTGATAATCCTTTTATATTTTGTTCAGAAACTTTCCCTATTATCACTTTAGGAAGTATTACATCAGAAGGACCTTGTGAAGGCACAACCAGTAGCACAACAACAACTAGTAGTACTAGTAGTACAACAACCACAAGTACAACAATTGAACCTACAACAAGTACCACCACTTCTTATTCAGGATGTAGACCACAAGGACTAACAACTATAGAATATTTTAATTCATACGATGATGGTTCAGGAGTTGTAGATTACACTGGTTCATTGTTAGAAGCATGTACTGCATGTTCTTATGTAAATACTATTGGTCCTGCTGAAACTTCTTTATTTGGACAAAGTGTTATATTTGCTGTTGGTCAACTTGTTTATGCTGGAACAGGAACTAGTTGTGAATTACTAGCTAATGGTTTTTATATTACAAATCATGAACCTTGTGAAGTAACAGAAATTGTAGATGGATATATTGTAAGTATTACAACATGTAGTGAGATTACAACTACTACTTCTAGTAGTTCAACCAGTACATCAACCAGTTCAACAACTAGTACATCAAGTAGCACAACAAGTTCTACTTCTACAACAAGTACAACAGCTTATCCTTATGGTTGTACATGTATGCAAGTCACTATATCTCAAACAGATTTAGATGATGCTACAGGTAACACACCTGTGTTAGGTTTAGCTAACAATACAGTTTATTTAAGAACTTCAAAAAATAGTGGATGTGATGATTCAGAAGTAGATGCTGCGTATACAACTGCAGGAGTTGATGGTTTCTGTATTAAAACATCAGCAATAAACACTATACAACTATTCTATTATAAAAATAATGTACCTATATACTTCCCTGCTATAGCTAGTACATACAATGTTCTATATTCAGATTGTTCAGTGAATGCTACATGTATACCTACATAAACATTAAATAAATTTATAAAATGGCTAACTGCTCTCAAATAAATAATACAACAATACTAGGAACGAGTGCTGTCACATATAATGGCACTCCACTTCCTTGTACAGATGTAGATACATGTGATGGTTTAAATACAATCCTTGCTAAGTTTGATGCAGTGATATGCACTGCTCAAGCTAATGTAAATTCACTTACAGAAGATATAACAAATCTTACAGAAGATGTAATGATTGCTACAGAGGATATAGAAAATATATATAATCAACTTGCTATATGTTGTCCTATATGTGATTTCACTGGAACTGCTAATCAATTACCAGATCCATTTGATTGTGCATTTACAGGAGTTGCTAATCAACTTCCAGATCCTACAACTACTACTACAAGCAGTTCTTCTACTTCTACATCAACATCAACATCAACAACATCAACATCAACATCAACTAGTACAAGCACATCAACAAGTTCTACAACAACATCAACAAGTTCTACAACAACATCATCTACAACTGCTCCTCCTGCTCCTTATCGTTGTATTAGATTAGATGGTTGTGATGGATTAGGTTATAGAGATGTAGTGTATAATGCTTCATTTGCAACTGTTGGTCAAGTATTCCAATATTTTATACTTGCTTCTCCATTTACATTACATTGTGGTACAGTGATAGATAATAATGTAATGTCAACTGCAGATTCAGCTATTGTAAATATCACTCCAACTACTTGTGGTAATCCAACTTATTGTGAGATCCCAAATCCAACTCCACCTTGATTTATATAAATTAATAATAAACTAATAATATGACAACATTAATAACATTGGTTATACCACCTGGTGGGGACGCTGGTCCTTTCGATCTTTATTCAAATGCAGATGGATATTCAGTACCATTTGCAACAGGTATATCTGCAGCTGCTTTACAAGCTGGTTATACATCATCTGCTGTACCTAATTTAGCAACTATAATTAGAGTGAGATCTACAGGAACATGTACAAATTATATTGATATACCAATCAATTTAACTACCACTACTACTAGTTCTAGTACATCTACTAGTACATCAACTTCTACAAGCACAAGTACTTCTACCAGCACATCTACTAGCACAAGTACAAGTACATCAACTAGTACTTCTACAACAACTAGCACTACAACAGCTGCACCAACAACGACAACAACTACTACATTAGCATGTTTACAATATATAATAAATTGGAATGGTACAAATGCACACAATATAGAGTATATTGATTGTCTTGGTGATCCAGCATTTGTAACTGTAGATATTGAGTCACCTCCAACTGTTATATGTGCTAGAGAAATTACAAGTGATAATTATCCTGCATACACAATAGCAGATGGTAATTGTACAGGTGGACTTCCAACTGGAGATTGCTGGTCATATGTACTTTCTGATTTAGTAGATAATGGTTCATGTCCAGGAGCTGTATCATTTGAATATCCTCTTTGTGAAGCACCACATACAATGTTTCCTCAATCTATATCGCTTGGACAAGATCCATATAATTTCTGTAGTTGGGGTGGTGGTTTACCTCCAGTTATTACTTGTGGATCCGCAACAGTAACAATAATAAATACTAATTGTACACCTTAATAACCAATAAATTTAAAACTAATGACAGTATTAATAACATTAACAGTTGCTGGGGCTGATACAGGCCCCTTCAACTTACTAACAGATCTTGATGCATATACATCAGCATTTGCTGTAGGAGTAAGTAAAGCATCATTACTTTCAGGGTTTGCTTCTTCAGCAGTTCCTGATTATGCAACAATCATAAGAATACAATCTACAGAAGATTGTAACAACTATGTTGATGTACCAGTCTATGTTACAACAAGTACAACTAGTAGTACAAGTAGCACAACAACTACATCTACCACTATTCCTAACACTTGTTATGAATTTGAAAGTGATCCTTACACCACTACATTTACAGCACAGTTTATAGATTGTGATGGAATTATACAAACAGTTAATGATACATGTGTTAGCCCATCTTGCACATATACTATTTGTGCATTGGCTATAATGAGTAGTAGTGAATCTATGAGCATCATAGGAACTTGTTCAACAAGTTCAACAACAACCACTTCTACAACTCTACCTTAATAAAAAAATCTTGTTTTGTTGGTTTTACAAGTTTTCTCCTCAAGATCTTCTTGGGGAGTTTTTGTTTTATAACTAATTTAGTTATAAATAATTCCATCTCTAACTAAAATTATTTGGAATATATAAAAACAATTGTTTATCTTTACAATATTTTTTAACTAATATGAGTACATATGTCTGAAAATCAAAGCTTGTTATACCGATTAGAAGAGTTGTTAACCCAGAAGAAAAGTAAAAAATTCTATGCTGAGAAATTAGGAATAAGTGAATTTGAGGTCAATGAGCTCATGAGAGAACTTAAAGAAAAAGATACTGAACCTACAGTAAACTACACAGGAGAACGTAAAGTGAACCTAGAAAGAGGAACAATGGAAAGTACAATAGTTACTGACTATGAACCTAAAGATGATATTGAACTAGCTAAGCTACATAAGATAAACTTAGATAAGTATGTAATTACAAACTACTGGTCTAAGATGTTACCAAGTGGGAAGTTTACTTCCTCAGTCTTCTCCAAGAAGAAAGAAGCAAAAGATTACTCTCCTGAGGACTTTGCTAGATTCTTAGAAAAATACAAACCAACTAACATAGAGATTACCAAACCAGATTTTCAAGTACACAAAGATTTTGTGAATGTGGAAATCTCTATAGCTGATTACCATTTAGCTAAGAAAACAATAGATGGTGATAATGATCCATCAACTAGAGCTTTGAGATATTTCAATGTGGCTCAGTCTTTGATTAATAAAGTGGAAGCTAACTATGATATAAACACTGTAGTGCTTCCTATATCGAACGATTTCTTTCACACTGATAACTATCAACATCAAACTACAAATGGTACTCCACAGGACACTATAATGGATTACTCAGAAGAATATGAATTAGGTTTTAATGTACTAGTTGATACTATCAATATGTTAAGAGCTCATTCACATCAAGTTGTAGTAGTCTTAGTACAAGGAAATCATGACAGAACTAAATCTTTTTACTTAGCTCATGCACTAGATGTATTTTTCAAAGAAGCTGTAGACGTAGATTTTATAAGAGACCATAGTGTAATAAAAGCAATATCGTTAGGAAATACATTCATTGGTTGGCACCATGGTAATTGTAAGTTAGAAGACTTACCATTATTGTTTGCCACACATCCAGAATATAGTCAAGCATTTGGTAATGCTAAATACAGAGAGATACATACAGGTGATAAACATCACTATATGGCTAAAGAGGTAAAGGGAGTAAGAATACAACAAATGCCTAGCTTATCAGGAACTGATAGATGGCACTTAGATAATAACTTCGTACACTCAGTACGTGCAGCTCTTGCTTTAGTCTATGATCTTAATCTAGGTAAGATAGCAGAGTTTGAAACTCGAATATAATTATGGCAACATTAAGAAAATTAGTCAGTGATGTTAGAAGTGTCCACAAGATACTTTCTACAGATAGTCTTATTACAGATAGAGCAATCGCATCTGAGATAAGAAACAACTCTTTGTTATTAATCAAAAGAGAAACCAATCTTAGAAAGTTATGGGCAACTGATACATTATTTACTACCATTCCTTGTTTGGAAATGATAGAGGTATCTATTTCTGAATGTTGTAATTATGTAGATGAATGTAGCATATCTAGAACTAAGTTTAAGCTTCCACGTATATCAGAAGGTAATTACCAATATGTAATACAAGGAGTTTATTCTATTAACGCTATGAGTGGTGTAGGAAAGAAGTTAAAAGAAATAACTATCAATAGATATATAAATCTTTTAAAGCTTCCTGTAATCAAGAATGAAGAATACTATTGGATATCTAATGGATATTTATATGTAAACAATCCTTTGCTTAAAGCAATTAGATTTGTAGCATTGTTTGAAGAAGATGTAGAGAATGATATCATGTATCCAGAATGTGGATGTGGTACACCAGAATATACAAACGAACAGTTATGTATGAATCCATTAGATAAAGAGTTTCCTCTTCCTGGATATCTAGAACAACAAGTGCTAGAACTAACATCTAAAAAACTTCTATCTACATATTTCAATCTTAAGACAGATGTAAGTCAAGAAGGAATAGATGGTCAAGCACCAAACTCAAAACCAACTAATTAATGAGAACAAAGATTGATTGGAGAAGTTCTAGTAAGGACAGTTATAATAATTTCTGCAAAAAACATTCAGATATTAAACTTACTTATGATGAATGGAGAAATATATTATATACCTACAATGAATCTTTTAAAGAATATATATTAGAAACAGGTGAGAGAGTAAAACTACCTTTTGGATTTGGAGAGTTCTCAATCAATAAAAAGAAAAGAAGAAGGCTAAAAAACAATGTAGATGGTAAAGAGTTTGTTAACTTACCAATTGATTGGCAAAAGACTAAAGAGAAAGGAAAGGTTATATATAACTTTAATTATCATACGGAAGGTTATTTTTTTGGTTGGATGTGGTTTAAGCAAACTTCACGTTTCAAAAACTCTGACCTATGGTATTTCAAACCTTCTAGACTCACTTCAAGACTTCTATCACATTACTTAAAGACCAACGACAAGTACCAAAATATTTACCAAGAATGGAAAAAATAATGAACTATGTCATACTACTATAAATATAATTTCGTATCCCCAGAGCCTGTCTACTCAACAGTTAAAGAAGAGCTTAAAAGCTATTTTGATACTGGTGCAGTGGACGATCTTTTATTTCCTACCTACTTAGACAAGTGTCTTAAGAAGCTAGGAAGAACCACATTTGTAATAAGTGAAGAAGTCTTATTTATAGAAGATTTCCAAGCAAGACTTCCTGACAACTTCTATGCTGTAAGAGAAGCTTGGATGTGTACAGAAGTGGCAGGATATCCATATCAATCAGCTAACTCATTCTATTCACAAGCAGCTAGTGCAACTACTATTCAAGTGGCTCCATTAACTATTGGAGGAACTCCTTGTAATAGACCTGGTTGTCAAGTTCCACAATGTGATGGTACATGTATGCCTGTATTAGTTCAAGCTGTATATAAAACAAACAACACTGTGGCTAGAGGATTTACTCATGAGTATTTACTTAAGCCTGGAAACATATCTGCAAGACAAAACTGTGGAGTGGAATACACTAACAACTGGGACTTCTATGCAGAAGCTCCTCCTATTCATGAATTCACTCCTGGTTCTGCTAGCTATGATAGTTTTGACATTAGAGATAATAAGTTTGTAACCAACTTCAGAAATGGTACTGTACATTTATTATTCTATGCTACAGAGTATGATGAGATAGGAAATCAAATGATTCCTGATAACTATCGTATTAGAGAGTACGTAGAAGCATTCCTTAAGTTTAAGATATTTGAAACATTGACTAACCAAACTAATGATGAAACTTTCAATCAGTTACAACAGAAGTTAGTCTATCATAAACAAGCTTATGAAGAAGCTTATATCATGGCTGAGATTGAAATGAAGAAACAAACTCCTTGGGAGAAACAAAGAAGGATCAAAAATGATCTTAAAAGATTTAATATGTATGAGCTTCCTAACCGTACTAATAGATATGGTAGAAGACGTAATAATTAATACTCATGGCTGAAGAACAATCAAAGAGTAATATAACTCCAAATTTAAATAGTGCAACCACTGGATTAAACTTAGATAGTTCTATCAATCAAGTTAAACAAGGTTCACTAACCTATGCATTAAATGCAAATGTTGAAAATTTTGATGGTAACATAGTTAACTATCAGAATGAATTAGGTAATGATCTGTGTGTTACATTTCCAAAGTCTTATTTATTAATTGGGACTCATTTCATTAATGAAAAAAGCAAACATATATACTTCCTTCACAATCCAATAGATGGTGGATCAGAGATAGGATATATGGATAATAATGATTGTATCTATCATACATTAGTTAGTGCTCCATGTTTAAATTTTAATTTAAACCATCCAATACATAAAGTGGTACACAAGATAACTAATTGTACTATAGAAATATATTGGACAGATGGATTAAATCCAAGAAGATATTTAGATATAAATGATATTCCTTACCTATTACAATCTGGTACAAATCTTTGTGATCCTGTATATACAGATCAATTAGATTGTAATCAAATTAAAATACAACCTAATTTCACTATTCCTCAACTTAAAATTCATGAAGTGAGAAATGGAGGAGAACTTATATCAGGAACTTATCAGTTTGCTATACAGTATTGTGATGCTTCAGGTAATGGTTATACATCGTATTACTCAGTTACCAATCCTACACCTATAATGGATGAGCAATTAACAACAGTTAATTTTAATACTAATGTTAATAAATCTATTATTGTAAACATAACAGATCTTGATATTACAGGACAGTTTCAATACTACAACTTAGCTGTAATTAAAACAATTAACAATGGTTCATCTGTTGAGTTAGTAGGTACATATTTTATTGAAGAACCTACAGATCAAGTTACATATACTGGAAGTGATCAATCTCCAATACAATTAGCTATCAATGATATATTTGAGAAGTTTCCTTATTATGAAATAGCTCAAGATCTTACATCTGTACAAGATATACTTGTATGGGATAATCTTACATCTATCAGTAGACTTAACTATCAATCAATAGCTAATCAAATAACTGTTGAATGGGAAACATATAGACTACCTGCTAATGAAAACTATGCTGATGAAATTAATGCTACAAACTTACGTGGGTATCTACGTGATGAGGTGTATGCATTTGAAATAGTCTTTCTATTAAAGAATGGAAAACAAACAGATGGTTTCCATATTCCTGGAAGAGTACAAAACTGGAATGAGTGGTCTCAACCAAACATTCCTATTACAAGTAATGACTTTATAGGTTATCCTGAACCAGGTACAAACTATAGTCCTTATTGGAAAATATATAACACAGCATCGGTAACTGGATTTGTTCCAGGTTATTCTAGAGAACCTAATTATAAAGGACCATGGCAATATGGTCAAATGGCTTATTGGGAATCTATTGAAGAGTATCCTTGTAACCAAGATGTGTGGGGTGATCTTGCTGGTAAACCTATTAGACATCATAAATTTCCAGATGCATTAGTTTCTCCTGTAAATGAATCAAAAATATTTGCAAGTTCTACATCAATGGTGATGGGGAATGATGCTGTATTTCCTATTGGTCTTAAAATAGATAAAGGACAGATATCAAATCTTATTTACAATTCTAATCTAACTGATGATGAGAAAAGTGAGATAGCAGCATTTAAAATCATTAGAGGTAATAGAGGTACAAATAAATCTATTGTAGCTAAAGGGATTCTTCGTAATGTTAACTCTTATGAAAGAGAAGAACAATACTATTACTATCCAAACTATCCATATAATGAAGTGGGTCCTGATAATGATCCATTCATAAATGAAACAAACAATGCTTGGGTTGAGTTATGTCAACCATGGAACATTGATGTATTACAATTCAACTTGCCTCTAACAGGTACACCTACTTATGCAGAGGTTGAATATACCAATTGTAATAATAATAAACTTGATAAGAAAAAATACACTACATTAGGTAGACAAGTATTATGTTCTATTAGTAGACCTATACCACAAGGAGGAGGACCATTCAATAGAATGCGTACTGTACGAGCAGAACGTGAAGAACCTGTTCCTGGAACAAAGGTGAATGTAGGACCAGCTAATTATGATGTATGGTTTGTTTCTGTTGGTTTTAATGATTTTGGAATTGGAAAAGCTGGATATACAGTGGCATGGACAGATCCAGTAGCAGGATATCAAACAGATTGGGTAGCTGGAGGAATTTTTGGTGGAGAAAGTTATCTTTTAAATTGTTTAGAAGGAACTACTCCTGTTAATATATCAGGAGGAAGTGCTGCAGGAAATGAATATTTTGTTCTTGATAGTCAAGTTAGAACACCTGCATGTACAGTGGAAGTTCCTCAAAAACCTATATCTTCTAAACCAGAGCTAGCATACAGACAAGTATTCAATTCTCCTGAAACATCGTTTGGACAACCGTTCTTAGGTAATGTATTAAAACTTGAGAATGTAATGTTTGGTAAAGGACTTGGTCACTTTGTTGAAGTGAGAAGTAATGCTAAATATAAACTTCTTACAAAAGAAGCTCAAGTAGATGCTCTAGTTAGTTCACAAGTAGTAGGAGCTTCAGGATATGGATTTAGTGCATCAGCAATGTTCACTGTATACCAATCTTATTTAACTATTTATATCAATGGTATTACAAGAAGAAACTTTGCTTATTCATATAACTCAATAGCTGATTATAATTATAGTGCAGGTATAGGTAATAACATTACAGTTAATGGTGTACAAGGTATCAAACAAAGAATGCTTGAGATATACAGATATCTTATTCCTGGTGTTCAATCAGTTGGTGATACAATTACAGTTAATGGAGTTGTTAAAAATGCTCCTGTCAATAACTATAGAAGAGAATCATCTGTTTATTTAAAAACAATAGAGCTTAGAGAAGATGGTGTTACACCAGTTGCACCATTACCATTACCAAGTAATAGTCCTAGTATGATTGTAGGAGGAACATCTATTGTTACAGAGAAATCTAGAATAACTATTGGTGGAAGTAATGCATGTGCAACTCCTGCAAGAGAACAAGATATCACTGTTGTATCTTATTATGCTTCATTAAAGAATATAGTTCCAAATCAATGGGGACAAATATACACATACACTACAGTGGATACAGGATATCAATCACCTATCAATTCAACAACATCAGGAAATGATGTAGTGTTTGGTGGAGATACATTCATTTCTAGATTTGCATTTAAAACAAAACTTCCATTCTTTATTGATAACAGAGTTAATGCTCCTGATGATAGCGATATATTCTATGATGAGATTGGTAATATAGCCTATCCAATATATTGGCATTCTGCTAGATCTATTCTTGCAGATTATACAGTACCAACTATAGGAACTCTATCAAGTATTATTTCATATAAAGCAACTAACTTTGATTGTCCTAATAGTCAAATACCTGGACCAACAGGACCAGCTCCTAATTACCCTGCACAAGATAATCCTGATAGAACTTTCTATAATGGATACTTCTATTTGTTTGCATATGGAATTCCTAACTTCTATTGTGAGAGTTCTTACAATACAGATCTTAGACAAGCATTCAATAATAGAGAAGGTGATTTCTGGCCACATGTAAGTACAAGTATTCCTGATGATTGGGTACAAGAAACCTATGTATCTATTGCATTTGATAATACATACAGTTACAATGTAACATATTCAAAACAGAATAAAGAAAATGTATTTACACATTTACCAGCTGACTGGACAAGAGACTTCTGTTTTACATACTATCCGTTTAGAACAATCTATTCAGATTCTCAGAACATAGATTCTGATAATAGAATAAATAGTTGGTTAACATATAGATCAATTTCTTATTTTGACTTTCCTCAAAATTATGGAAACCTTACATCATTAGATGGTATTCAAAACAAAGCTATTCTAGCTAGATTTGAAAACAAATCTTTATTGTATAATACATTACTTACAATTGATACAAGTAATCCACAGGCTGCCTATTTAGGTAATCCTTCTTTATTTAGAAGTGCTCCTCCTGTTGATTTTGCTGAAACAGATCTTGGATATGTAGGAAGTCAGAATAAGTTCTTATTAAAGATTCCACAAGGACAAGTAACAGTGGATGCTAAGAGAGGACAAATATTTTTACTTACATCTGAAGGAGCTAAAGATCTTACATCGTTTTCTTCAGGAATGAATAACTTCTTTACAAACCATTTATCATTTGAGATATTACAATATTTTCCAAGTAAAACTATTGTAGTAAATGGTAAGTCAGTTGTTATTCCAGGAGTTGATACAGATAATAATTTCAATGGTGTGGGATTACATGGTGTATATGATAATAGATATGAAAGAATCATTATAACTAAACTTGACTATATTCCTTTAACTACTGATGTTAAGTATGATTATGTAACAAAAGAATTTTATATAGAAGAACCTATTGTTGGAAGTGCTCCACTTAGAACAGTTGTAAACTTAACTGATACAGAATACTTCTGTAATAAATCTTGGACAGCATCATACAACTTCAATACACAAAGCTGGATCTCTTTCCATAGTTATCTTCCTAATTTCTATATGGGTGAAAACAATTTCTTCTATTCAGGAATCAATGGATGTTGTGATGATTTTGATTTTATTGCTGGACCAATAGTTCCAGATCCTCCTACTACTACATCTACAACATCTGTAGCACCTTTAACTACCACAACCTCCACTACAGGTAACTTTAGTAAACAATGTGAAATTGAAGGAGTGATAGTTATAACTGATTGTACATTAGAAGGAAATGCTGAACTTATAACTCCTCCAGCTCCTCCACCTTGTACAAGACCTGAGAATCTAAATCAAGTTGAGTTTGCTATTGGATATAGATTAACAGACCTTAACATAGTAGTTGATTCAACAGGTAGTCAAATAAATGCTTGTAATGCAATGACTTATTTAAATACTATTCCACCAAACACTGTAGTGAACACTATAGTTGGAAGTTATGAATTCCTGACCCTTGGATCTATAATTTATGCAGGTCCTAATTATGAAACAGATTGTTCAGTGATTCCTGATGGTTGGTATTTCACAGATGAGAGTTCAGCTAGTGGAATAGTTTATGAAGTGGTAGATGGAATAATTATTAATATAGGAGAATGTTTTTCTATCACTACAACTACTAGCACTACAGTTCCTTGTAATTCATACACTGCTTTTAAAACATCAGTGGGTGTAGTGGCAGTAACTTATACAGATTGTACAGGAGCAGAAGCAAGTGTAAACGTTGGACTTGTAGGAGGAGGACCTTCAGATGTAACTTTCTGTGGAAGAATTTGTATAAATACATCAGAATGTATAACACTAACTAATAACGGACCTTGTTAATATGTCAAAGACTATAGCCATAAAATTAAAAGAATCAGGACCTATTGTAGGACCATTCACTATCTATGACCAATTCGGAAATATAATAGCTGAGAATGTATCTAGAAGAGATCTTGTGAGAGGAATTAGTTATGTTGTAGATGATGATGTTTCAATCGTTACTATTAAATCTACTGGCAAGTGTAAAGCAGAGAGGAGTGTTAGTGTTGAAGATATAACTGTATCAGATTTTACAAACATAACTCTAGTACAAATTAAAACAGGATGTACATGGGAACATGGACTTAATGTACAAAACTATAATAAATTCTATGGAAGTATAGAACCATATATTATTGAGTATCCTTTTGCATATAGATTCCAAGATGAGCTATTACAGAACGTAGTGGATTATACTAAAGCATATGAATACCTAAGTATACCTGATGGTGTATTTAGTACAAATACAAGAATAGAAACAAATGATAAATGGTTTAATAAAGCTATTGTATACAATGGACAACAGAGTTCTGGAATACTACAGCTTGTAGCTAAACCTCTTCACAACTTACAAGCTTATAATCAATATCCTATTTTTAATACAGATAGTAAAACAATCACATATACTAAGAGTGATAACTTCTATCAGTATAATACATTCTGGGCTTTAGAGAAGAGTTCTCAGATTCCATTATTCAATACAACTTGTGAAAGCTTATCTATTGATAAAGTGATTAACCAAGTTAATATGGACTATGGACTTAGAAGTTTCAAGAAAGCAACCATAAGAGCAAAAGATCTTAAGGTGAGACATATATTAGATAATACATCAACAACTCACTTGGTTAGTCAATTCATTATTGCACCAAGTCAAATATCTTATAAGTAATGAGTAGTGGTAAAGTAAAATGCACATGTGGATGGAGTTGGAACAAATCTGATTCTAGTAAGAAGGATATGTACATATGCCATGAGTGTGGTAGAGATAATTCTAACAACATGAAGAATGGTGGTTGGCTAGATCAATATGCTGATGGTGGAACAATGCAAGAACACCAAGAGAACTATAATGATTCAGAAACATCTGTTTCTGAAGGATATGAAGGAGAAGGATATTCTATGAAAGGAAGAAACTATTCTCCTGCATGGGGTGGACA